AGTCGCTAGACCGAGGATTTCAGGAGTGGTCAAGCCAGCAAGTTTACCTCCAGCCGCCAAACGGTTGGTCATTTCGACAATATCGCGCTCGGTCGTCGCAAAGTGGTTACCCAAATCAACGACTGCAGATCCAAAGTGACTGGACCATTCACCCAGGTCATTCTTGGAGACCTTCATGATGTTCCCGATTTTAGCAATCGAGGATGCAGCCTCTTCAGCACTTAGGTTGGTTGAAACGCCAAGGTTCACCATTGTTTTAGAAAACTCTTTGATAGCTCCAACTGGTACACCTAATTGTCCGGCTGCTTCTGCGACATGTGCGATTTCAACCGCACTAGATGGCATTTCCTTGGCCATATTACGAATGCTTGCAGATAGCTTGTCAAACTGTTGGGGTGTTCCATCAACCGTCTTTTTAACTCCAGCAAAGGCACTTTCATAGTCGATAGCAGCCTTGATTGCAAATCCAGCACTAGCGACAAGAGGGGCAGTGAGGCCTTTTGTTAACGTCCCACCAAGGTCAGAAACCTTCCGACCAAAACTTTGAATGTGATCTCCGCCTTTTTTGATACTCTGCCCCAGAGCCTCCATTCGGCCGGAGAAACTATTTTCACGAGCAACAGCTTTAAGAGCTTGCTCGACTTTGTACAATTGACCTTCCATTGCAGATAGCTTCGCATTCTCACGCTCAATATCCGCAGCGGCTTTGTCATACTTAGCAGATCCAGGATCAAGTTTGTCAAATCCATTCTTCATCTGATCGAGTACCTTTTTCTGTGCCTCAATCGCCTGACCAAGTGATTTGTACTTTGATTTCAGTAAATCTGCATTATTTCCATGAGATTTTAAAGTGTTGTCGAGTGCTTTGACATTATTTTGGAAATACTTCACTGCATTCTTCGCACTTGTTAAGCTAGGATTGAACTTTGACACGTCCAGCCCTAGTTCGATATACATTTGTCCTAGTGGCGTTCCACCTGCCATTTTTCCTCCTTCGAAATAAGAAAAGCCTTTAAAAAGGCTTTACTTTATATCCCGTCAAATATGTCTGCAATATCTAGCGGAGTTTCGTCTTCCGGATCGCTACTTGTATCAACGATACCGATTAAGTCATCCCAGCTAATATCCATAACCTCATTGATACTCATATTGTACGGACCATTAGAGACATTTTTGACAAATTTATAAAAATGCTTTAAAGCATCTTTGGGATCTATTGCTTCCCCTTTGGGTCCACATCACCTACCAGATGAGCGTAGATGTCCATAAATACTTCAATGATTTTCGCAAAGTCTGTATGTTCAAGCAATTGTTCAACTGTGACATTTTCGAAGAGCGAAGCGATAAATTTCAACTGTTGATCCAATTTTTCAACTTCTGACTTTTCAGACGTGAGCGAGTCATTGAGCACAAGATAGTCACGATAGTCACGAGTAGTGATTTCTTTACTGGAGTATAGGACATCTTCGCCTTTCTCGTTCTTCATAGTGAATGTAATTTTAGCCATTTATTTTCCCTTTCTAAATTAAAAAGCACCTTGCGGTGCCTTCTTTTATTTCGTCCAGTTATTTTTCCCAAATTCGACCTTTGTGACATCTTTAGACGCATTACTTTGCTTCATCGCAAAAATGATAGTCACATGACCTTCCTTGCCAGCCTGGAAGACGACGCTGGAATCCGAATTGATAGCTACAGTATTGTCATTCGAAAATACCGAGTCAAATCCAAGATATTCCCCATCCTCATCACTCGCAAAGAATTTTCTAGGGTTTAATTCAACATTTGATGTGTCCTTGTTATTAATTGTCAGGGTGATGGTGACAGCTTTGTACTCATTTTTATCATGTTCCATAGCGAGTAGTCCTGAAGTGTCTTTTTTTGGTTCCCCGACTGTCATTTCAGTCTGATCAAACAGGGCGGGTTCTCCGAACTGATAGCGGTATTCTCCTTCACTTAATGTGAAATCAATAGCCTCAGAAGCAAGTGTGTGATCTACTGCGAAGACGTAAGTAAAGAATCTAGATTTGATATTCTCAATCCGTTCCTTGTCCTCTTTGAGACTCTCATATTTCTTTTCTAGCTTGGATTTCTCATTCAGCGCAGAGAATAACAGCCCTGACATCGTTACTAGGCCAATACCAAATGCAATAGTTAATAAAATCAAAATCGAATGTTTATTCTTTTTCATAGCAAACCTCCACAATCTTATTTTACCAAAACTTGAAAAGGTTTACAATGTTAAGATAATAAAACAAAGGGGCTAGATGCCCCCGTTTTATTTTATCCGCCTGCTACGATACCAAGTTTGGTTTTAAGTTTTTGTACCTTAGCATCATCCTTACCAAAGTACATAGCTCCGTACTTGTCTTTTGAGTCTTCTGCAGTAGAAGCCCCAGCAGTAAAGGTTACGTTGGTAGTCGCAAGTTCATCCGCTTTGTCCTTGATTGTATTCAAGTCGATAGCATCCATTGAGAGATTCCCTTTGAAGAATCCGTAAAGGGCAAGTTCTCCGCTTGCTGTACTTGATTCGAGCAAGATAGACACATCTGCTGATACAGTATCAGCACCAAATTCGAGGATATCGTCAGTATTAGTGAATCCAAGTGCTTTGCTGTACAATGCAACCGGGATGTCCAAGAGTCCCAACTCAACCTTCAAGTCACCCACGCCACGGTTGTTTACGTGGTAAGCGATGTTACTACCAAATGTCTTGGTAGGATCGTTTGCAAGACCGGTGATTTTCGCAGTTTGTGTGGCACCTTCTCCCTTCTTACCTTGAATAGTAAAGAGGTTTGTTCCTTCAGTTGGTGTTTCACCGTCTAAGATGCGAACAGTTAAACTCTTAAAGCCAACTGTTGCTGTACCTGTTTTTTTATCCATTATTTAAAATTCCTTTCTAATAGTCGTCATACAGAGGGGTTTTCCCCTTGTACGTCCGAGCATCTGCATAGCGTTTGATTTCAGGGATCCATTCATCTAGACCCCCGACCGTTTGGTAGAAGCCTTCTGACTCCATGACTTTCTCAACAGCACCTTGCAACTCTTTGCATTTGATGCGGTCAGTAGACTCTACGTTGATTTGATAGAGAAAAGTCTTTGACAGACTTGTATTGCTCCCACGGTCGCTTTGAAGAGGAGGGCCGACCGGAATGATGACAATGCTCGGCTCCTTCTCTGAAAGCGTTTCAGGACGTTTAAACGACTTGATACAAATCCCAGAAAGATTTTCATCGCTTTTCAAGGCGTTGTAAATTTCATTCAATTTATCTTTGATCATCCAAGTCCCTCCGCTTTTAGTTTAGAAGCCAGTCTGTATTTAAACTTCTCTTTATTTGCCTCTGAAAATCTTCGAATCACGCCAAAACCTCGAGGATGTGCCTTCTTCGCATAGCCGAATTCACTCAAGTGGACCAAGCGCCATCGCGAACCAGCACCAAATCCAAGCTTAACCATTGGGACACCTTCAAAACTTCCAGTGACATTTCCGACAGTCGCACTTGCGATTGTCTCACCAGTATCTTTGTAGACACCCAAGGCACCCTTGAAATCTTCCAAGGTCTCGGTCGCAGCACCTTTCAGTGCCTTGTTGGCTGACCGTCTCACCTTTTCGTCTCCGAGCTTGGCTTCTAGATTCCGGATCACTTCTTCAAATCCGACCAATGTCGCACCACTACTCATCCCGACCACCTCCGATAATGACAATCAAGAAATCACGATTATCATAATCAGGACGAACGTCGATGATATTCCAATGCTTACCTTGTAGGCGTTGGTCCATCACCTCCACGAAGTGCCGGACATCTGGCTGATAACTAGTCAGTGGATCCCGAATCTTCAGAGTCATTTTCGCAACCATGGATTTACCAGTGGAGATTTCAATATCCTTCATGCTAGGTGAATAGGCTTTTGCAAAAGTGAAAAATGCCTTCTCAAAGCTAACATCACGACCATCCAAACCATCCTCCACCTTAGAAGTATAGAAGGTGACAGGCATTCTTAGGTCCCCATTGGTTGCTTCCGGTTGCTTGTATTTGAAATTAGGCTTCAATGCCCTGTGTTACTACTTCTTCTGTTGTTGTTTTAGGGACAGTCCCGACCACTGGACTGATAAAACCAGGTAGTTTTTCCATCAGTTCCTTTTGTCGAGCTCCATCCGCTTCAAATGTGGTTCCGACTTTGCGGATCACATTCTCTTTTAAATCGAAAAATTCTTTTAAAACTTCGACCATTTTCCCTCCTACTGATAATTATTAAGAGACAGTTCCAAAATCTCACCCTGGAAATTCGCAAAGAAAAACTCAACCTGGTCATTATAGAGATATCTCGACCGCTCAAGGATCAATTCTTCTACACGGCTATCGCTAGCATCGAATGAATCTGTAAGGTCGAGAATCGCTTTTTCTGACGAAGTGAGCATGCGTGAGAGATTGGCATTTTCTGCATCATGAAAGATTTTCATCCGCTCCTTGAATGCTCCCAGAAGCGGATGAAGTTGTTTCGTTTCTTCCATTCGGTGTCACCACCTATTATTTAATTTTCAATACCCAGACAGCAGCAGTCTTTTCATCGTGAGCCTTACCGTAAGCAAATTGCTTAGCAGTGTAGAGGTTCAAATCTTCGAGAGCATAAGTCTCAGTGAAGCGACCAAACTCGATTCCACCACCGACGAAGGCATCGTAGCGCCCTTTGACAAATGTAGTCACTTTACCAGCAGTTTGAGCAACTGATTCAGCCAAGATCAAGTTGTATGGCATTGCAGTCACATATGTTCCTTGAGCGTTTAATGATGTGTATTGTTTCTTGACATCCCACGCATCCGCTGGGTTGACTACCATCACGACATTTCCTTCAACTGCCACTGGGGTGCCGTCAGACTTAACAGAGTGATGTTTGTACACTGCAGTCAATTCTTTGACAACTGTTGCAGAGTCCGCAAATGTAAGGTTCGCAGTTTGGGCCTCTTTTTCTGCAAAAGTTGTTTTATTGCCAGCCGCAGTTCCAGTGAGGGTACGAGAAAGACCGATAGGTTTGTCGTCTCCGTCACCGTTCAAGAAGGCAGCTTCCAAAGCAGCAGCGAACGCTTCTGTGATTTGAGCAGATACGAATGATTGCAACCAAGCCGGACCGAATTTTTCAGAATCTTTAGGAATGACTACAAATGCAGTCAATTTGTTTTGGATCGCTTCTTCTTCGTTGAAGGCTTGTTTCAATTGGCCTTGGATTTCCCCGTTGATCTTGCCCCAAAGAGCTGTTCCAGTCTGAGTTGATTTGAGGAATTTAAGGCGGATGCCAGCATTGCGCAAGCCGATGTGTTGCAAGAGTGGGCGAGATTTAACCATATCGTCAAAGATACGGTCGATAGTTTCTTGTGGGAAGAGTTTTTCAACTCCCACAGGAGCGGTTTTGTCTATGTCGTTGAAGAATTCACGAGCTTCAGCAGTCAATTTAGCATCATAAGGGTTCATTGCTGAAACTTCCTCATGAGCAGCATGACG